CAACCTGACCACCCGGGATCAGCGGGCGATGTTTGTCAGCAACATGCTGCAATTCGTGGTCGCGCCCAACAGCGTGCTGGCGATCGACGCGACCGAGCAGAAGATGATGCGGCTCCAGCTCGCCCGCATGGGCTACTACGATTTCTGGTCCCTGCACGAAACCCTGCACACGCCCAACATCGGGGCGCCACCGGCGATCCCGTTGCCACCGATCGAAGCGCCGCCCGCGGACCTGATCCAGCGGATGGTCGCCCAGATCGTCGCCCCCGGCGGACAGCCGGCGCCGCCCGATGCGCTGCAGGCGACCATCCACGCCGTCATGCAGGGGGCGATCCCCCCGCCGACCTACACCGACCCGGACACCGGGCGGACCTTCACCATCGACCCCAGCTCCGGGGCGCCGCTGGAGATCCGCATCCCGCACACCGTCACCGAGCGGCTCCAGGCGCAGCAGCAGCTGGGGATCGGCCAGACCGAGAACCCCGCCGGCCGCAAAGCCAGCGGGCAGGCCCCGCCCAAGCAGGAAACCAAAAACGACCAGCCGGGCGGCCGTACCACCATCACCGAATCCAAGAAATAGCGCACGCTGAGGGGCTCACTTGCAAGTGAGCCGCCTCCGCCTCCACACTGCTGAGCATCATGTGTGGTAGCCCCATGCCGTCGAAACCCGGGATGGACCCCTGGCAGGCCGAGGACGATCATCGGACCCTCAGCCGTGCCGCCGAAGTGCAGGCCGACCCCGCGCGGATGAAGGGCGTCGCCAAGCACCACAAGAAAATGAAGAAGCAGCTGGCCTCGGTGGGGCGCAGCATCGGCAACCAGGGCGGGCGGATGGCCGGCGGCGGCCGCTAGGATCCCCATGCCCCCGTTCACGCCCTACGCCTCCCAGGCGCAACAGCGCTTCTTCCACACCGACACCGCCAAGGCCAAGGGGATCAGTGCCGAGGATGTCGCCGGCAAGGACGCCACCTCGAAGGGGATGGCCCTCCCGAAGAAGAAGAAGAAACTCGGCAAAGCCGCCCCAGTGCAGCGCGCGCTGATGGCCGGAGGTCGATGATGGGGTATCAGGGGTTCGCCAAGGTCAAGGAAGAGGTCGCCGAGAAGGGGGCCAAGGATCCCGGCGCGGTCGCCGCCTCCATCGGCCGCAAGAAGTACGGGAAGAAACCCTTCCAGCGCGCAGCGGCCGCCGGTCGCAAGATGGGCAAGCGGTAGGTGGCCAACTTCGGCGCCCCCGCCGCCTCGCTCACCTCCGGCACCCCCTTGGATGGGCCGCCGCCCTCGCCGACCCCGATGTCGAGCCAGCCTCCGGGCGGCGCCTTCGGGATGAAGGGCTTGGCGCCGGGTGGCCCGTCCCCCGTCAACAGCGGTCAGATGCCGCCCGAGGTGCTCACCGGGATCACCCAGGCGGCGCAGACCATGTCCCAGCAGCTCGACTCGTTCGCCCAGATCACGCCGGACAAGTCGGCGCAGCTCGGGATGATCAAGGAACTCCTCCAGCAATACCTCGCGGATCTGATGTCGGCCGGCGCCGGCCCCGTCTCCGCGACCGCACCTGGTGCCGCCTTTCCCGGCGGCGGCATCGATCGAGGCATCGCCGGGCCAGGAGCCGTCTAGCGGCAGAGGCGCTGGCCCTGGGATCCTCCCAGGAGGCGCTGGCCTATCGCAGACGCAGCAGCTATGACGTGGTTCGCACAGTTCACGCAGTCTCCGGAGGGCTACCTCTGGGGCGCCTTTGAAGACGGACAAGCGTTTCTCGCTGGCGTGCTCGCGAAGATCCCCGACGAGGCTCTCCGCGCACAGGTGAAAACGACGTTCGAGGCAGCGGCAGCGAAGGACGCGGTCACCCTGATCGGGGACAGCGTGCTGGCTCGCGCCGACTACAGCAAGAACATGGACCTGATCAAAGCGCAGGATCAGGAACTGAAGGACAAACTCGCCGCCGCGACCGCGCTCTACGAGAAGAATGACGCCTGGTACAAAACGAACAACGCCGCGCTGACCGAGTACCCCACCCTGAAAGCCGAACTCGATCGGCTCAAGGCGGGCGGCGGTGGGGATGACGATGACGACAAGCACAAGGGAGGAGGCGCCGGCATGACCCGCGAAGAGATTCAAAAAGCCATCGACGACCAACTCGCCTCCGTGCTGCCCGACCGCGAGCGGGGCTACGTCGACGTCGTCGCGTTCATGCAGGATACCGGCTTCAGCCACTATGCGATGTTCGGTACCAAGCCGGACATGCGCGCGCTGGTGGCCAACCCGAAACTCGGCAAACCGATCGTCGGGCAGCCGGGCCGGGTGTTCTCGCTCCAGGACGCCTACAACGAGAAGTACGGCGAGGATGTCAGCAAGAAGGAAAAGGAAGCGCACGACAAGGTGATCGAGGACGAGGTCCAGAAGCGTCTCGGGGAGGCTCGCCGGGCGAACCCGGATATGCCCTTCCCGCTGCGTGGGACGCCGCCCTCGGTGCTCGACGTGCTCGCGACAAAAGACGGCGCGGCCGCCCACACCCTCGACACCGCGGTTGCGGCGTACGAGAGTCTGCAAGCGAACCGCGGCTAAACACCGGCAGCTAAAGGAGCCGCCCCATGCGTATCATCCGCACCCTCGACCGCGCAGTCCGTTGGCTGGGGGATCACCCCCTGGTCCTCGCGCTGCTGATGCTGGTCGCCACCTACCTGTATCACCCCAGCGGCCTGTTCGCGGCGCCGGTGATCTTCGGGGCGATCCAACTCGACGACGTCAACACCGTCACGACCAAGGAGATCATGCCTGGGGTCGTCGACGGCTACTTCAAAGGCGGCCCCTTCATCGCGATGTGCAAGGCCCGCTTTACCCGGAAGTGGATCGGCCCGCAGATCCAAGAGAACTTCATGTTCAAGCCGATGAAGGGCGGTGCGTATAAAAAGGGCACCTCCTTCAACGTGGATCGCCGGCAGACCCGCACCGGCTTGCTGTTCACCCCGCGCTACTACGAGGTGAACGTCACCGAGTTCCTGGAAGATCTCGAAGTCGAGATGGCCGGCCCGCGCGCCGCCTTCTCGGTGATCCGCACCGACATGCAGCAGGCGGCGCTGACGATGAGCGCCATCCTGGAGATCGCCGCCTACCACCACGGCCAGGCGCTGCCCGGCGATGATCGCTCGGCGGAGCTGAACGGCATCGAAGAGGGCTACAACGACGGTGTGAACGCCTCCTGGGCCGGGAACATCTTCCCGTCCTACGGCGGCCAGACGCGCGTCGACGTGGCCCCGGCGCTCAACCCGCCAGTCGGCCTGATCCAGCCGCTCAACACCACGATGAGCTATCGCGTGCTCCGGCACTCGTACTTCAGCACGGTGATCGGCAACGAGGCGCCCGGCGTCGGCCTGACCACCAACCGCCTGATGGGGTTCATCGCGGAGAATTTCCTCCCCCACCAGATCATCGACACCACCCAGCCCGAGATCAACTGGCCCGGCCTGAAGTTCGACAAGGCCACCATCATGATGAGCCAGTACGCCCCCGGGCAGGACGGCGTCAACGACCCGGATCTCGGCAACTACAACGCGACCGGCGAGACGTTCGCGTGGCTCAACTTCGGCCCCCAGGGCGACGACGCCTATATCCGCCTCTACATCGCCCAGAGCAGCAAGTTTGCCTTCGGGTTCACTGGCTTCAAGGGCGCGCGGGAAGACAACCAGGTGAGCGGCCAGCTCCTGTTCGGCGGCAACCTCACCCTGAAGGCGCTCCGGCTCTCCCGGATCCTTCACGGCTTCACGGCATAGGAAGGGAACAGGACCATGCCCTCACGCTACGAACAGCCCGCGTTCTACCTGCAGTCGGGGGATCCCGAAGCGGAGAACGTCCCGACCCTCGCCTACCCTGGACAGCTCGGGGTGCGCTTCACGATCAACGCGCCGCAGCGCAGCGCTCCCGGTGGCCAGACCAGCGCCGCCGGTCGCTCCAAGCGGTACCAGATCGTCAAGACCGACTCCTCCATGACCGTCGCGCCCTTCCCGGGTGCGGTCGCGTGGTGGGGGGACAAGTCGCAGTACGTGGTGACCACGACCTCGCCCTCGGTCGCCGCGGGCCGCAACCGCATCGCCGGCAAGTTCAGCAACGCGGTGACCCCCGGGAACTTCTGCTGCGTCCAGTTTGAAGGCCCCGGCGCCGTCAAGCTGGTCGACGCCGTCAACCAGGGCAACGTCGTGGCAGGCGCCTACGTGGTGCCGTCCGCGACCAACGCCAAGGCCGACGTCGTGGCCACCGCGACCGCGCCGACGCAGACGCCCCTCGGGGTGGTCGCCTCGCCGCTGGTCTTCACCACCAACGACCTCATGGTCCTGGTCGATCTGAACGTGCCGGAAACCACGTAGGAGGTAGCTGATGGCGGCGAATATCAATCGCACGATCGGCGCCTTCTTCGATTCGTCGCAGGGTCGCCTGCGGCGGATCGGAGGCTACATCGGCCCCAGCTCCTACGTCACCGGCGGGGACAGCTTCCTGCCGGCCGACGTCGCGATGGGGCGGATCGAGCATCTGGACATCAGCAACGCGCTCGACGCCGCTGGCGCCAACATGCGGATCCTGGTGTGGAACTCGGTCACCCAAAAGGTGATGTGGTTCGTCTCGACCACTGGCGTCGAAGTGGCCAACGGCGTCGACGTCTCCGGCTTTGCTGCGCGCTTCGAGGCGATCGGGCAGTAGGCCAGCACGATGGCGCAGACCTTCGGTGATGCCTGGCGGCGGGTACGACTCTACGTGCCCGCCGCCCCGACCTTCCTCTGCCGTGAGTGGGTGAATGTCGCGTGGAAACGGCTGGCCAAGGCGCGTCACTGGAATTTCCTGATCGGCGAAACCCGGCTGACGGTCAACACCGCGCGTGCCGTCAGTCCTGTGATTGTCACCAGGGGCTCGGCGGTGGTGACGTCGGCGGGCTTGTTCCTCGCCGCGGACGCGGGGCGGCAGTTCCGCATCGGATCCCTCCCGATCTACACGATTCAGACCTTCACCAGTGTCAACCAGGTCGTCCTGGATATCCCCTATGGTGAGGACTCCAGCACCATCGCCGTCGCCAGCGTGTTCGATGGCTATGCGACGATGCCGGCCGACTTCGAGAGCTTCCGGCTGATCGCCGACCCCTACAACCAGCGCCGGCTGGCGTACTGGATCCAGGAAGACCAGGTCAACATCATGGACCCGACCTGGTCGGTGACCGACTCCGGGCCACGCTGCCTGGTCGCCCGCGGGGGCGGCTCGACCTACACCCCGACGATCGGCGCGGTGCAGTATCAGTACTGGCCCCGCCCGACTGCCGCGCGCAGCTACCCGGCGATCTACAATAAGCAGGCGCAGCTCCTGACAGACGGGCAAGTCCTGCATGGCGTGCTCGCGGATCAGATCGAGGTGATCGTCGACGGCGCCCTGGCCGAAGCCGCGCTCTGGCCGGGCACTAACGATCTCCCGAACAAGTATTTCAACGCCGACGTCGCCCGCGCGAAGAAGGCCGCCTTCCTCGACGGGATCCAGCACCTGAACCTGCGCGACGATGATCAGGCGCCGGCCGACCTCGCGACGGTACACTGGGAACACTGGCCGCTGGCGGATCTCGCCTTCAACGATCGGGCACTCCGGGCGACCGACGCGACCGTCAGTGATCTCTACTAGGAGGGCAGCATGGGCGACATCAAGACGTTCTGGCCGGACAAAGATCAGCCGTTCTCGGGCACCGACATGGGCGGCGCCACCGTCGTCAGCCGCGGCTCGGACCCCAACGCCGATGGCGACAACGGCGCTCCGGCCGGGCTCAAGAACTTCTGGGATACGGGAGGGAATTACGGCGCCCTCGACAACATCGTCAGTGAGGATCCGCCGCCCTCCACCGCCGAGTCGAGCAACAGCGTGAGCGGGCTGCCCAGCCTGCCCAACCGCTTCGAGCCGGCGGACAAGACCATCGAGAACATCCCGGATCTGACCCGCCGGTCGCCGGGCACGATCGACGCGAAGTAGGGGAAGGGATCATGCCCTCGTCCTTCTTCCGGCTCACGCTCAGCGGCAGCCCGCAGCGGCTCTCTGACGTCTATGGCGATGGAGCCGGCGTCGTCAACGCCGCGCACGACGTGCCGCTGCGCCAGCTGGTGATCCAGGCCGCGGCCGCCACCACCATCTCGGATGCCTCGGCCACCGCCGCGACCGGGCTCCCGATCGGGGTCGCCGGCACGCTGGTGCTTGGCCCGTTCGACACCGGCCCGGTCAAGCTCTCTGAGTTCTGGGTACAAGGGTCAGGAAACCTGAGCCTGCTCGGGATCCCCTACTAAGGAGTCCGTCATGAATCTCGCCGCCAAAATGCGCCGCACCGCGTCGACCACGCTCTCGCTGGGCGCGGTGACCGCCAACGCGACCCGGCCCCGCCGGCAAGCCTGGTATCACATGATCCTGGGCTCGGAAGCCGCCGCGGCGGACAATCCGTTCCTCTACATCCTGCAGCGCTGCTCCACCTCGGGGACCGCCTCCGCGGTGACCTTGCAGCCGCTCGACCCGGCCGACGCCGCGACCGAGCTGACGGCGTTCGAGAACTACACCGTCGAGCCGACCTACACCGCCAACCTGATCCTGCTGGAGATTGCGCTCAACCAGCGCGCGACCTTCCAGTGGCACGCGCCGGACGGCGGACGGTTGATCACCCCGGCGACCGCGAGCAACGGCCTGGGGATCCAGACGCCGACCTCCTCGGCGGTGGCGATCACCGGCACGGTCCATCTGAACGAGCTGTAGGCGACGATGGCGGTGCTGCGTGGGACGGGGTATGCGTCGATCGTCGAGCCCGATGTGCCGATGGTCGAGCGCGACACCATCACCTGCGGGCACTGCCAGCGGCTGATCTTCGTCAAGCCCGGGACGGTGTCCACGGTCTACCTGATCTTCAACAAGGTGGCCTGGGCCTGGGAGGAAGTCGGCGGCTTCTTCTGCAAGGTGTGTATGCGGCCGGTCTGCCCCTCCTGCGGGGATCAGGGCCGCTGCCTGGTGTGGGAGCGGCGGCTGGAAGCGAGCGAAGCCAAGGATCGCCTGAAGCGATCAGTCGGGTAGAGGGGATCAGGCAGCATGGCGAACATCGGCAAATGGAACGCCCCGAGCGCTGCGGTCAGCCTGCTCACCACCGAGCTGAACAGTCTGGCCAACGGCAGCGCCACCGCCGCCTCTTCCGCCATCGCTAACCAGACCAACCTGGACGTCTACGCCGACATCGAGCTGGTGCTGGCCAGCCTGTCGCCCGCCTCGCCCAACTACTGCACGTTGTACATCCTGGAAGCGATCGACGGCAGCAACTACCCGAGCGCGACCGGCGCGGTGCTCCGCAACCAGCCGTCTCAGATCCTCTGCACCTTCCCGCTCGACACCAGCGCCGCGACCGCGCAGCGCATCGTGGTCCGCAACGTCGTGCTGCCCCCGGGCACCTTCAAGGTGGTCCTCGATAACCAGGCCGGCGTGGCGCTCGGCGCCTCGGGGAACACCGTGAAGATGATCCCCTACGACGTCAACCTGAATGGCTAGATCCCGCCTGCTGGCACCGCGCCAGGGGCTGTTCAAGCCGGGCGTCGGCAGCCAGATCGACTGGAGCCATCCCCTCGCAAACCGGCTGTGCTACGCCGGGCTGTTCAACGAGGTCGGCGCGACGCAGGTCCAGAACCTGGTCAGCCAGGCTCGCGCGCCGTTCACCGGGTCGACCGGGCCGAGCTGGGTGGGGGGCCAGAAAGCGGGCCTGTCCTTTCCCGGCGGCGCCAACACCGTGGGGTACCTCACCTACGGGGTGGATCCCCTCGTCATCGATCTCGGCCAGGACACCAGCCACCCGGCGACCTTCGCCTTCCGCGTGTGGGTCAATAACGCCGGTGTCCTCTCGGGCCGCAACGATGGGAACACGATCTCCCCTGGGTGGCAGATCACCTTCACAGGGACGAACGTCGTCATCTTCTTCAAGGAGCTGACGGCGGGCAACGCGAGCATCACCGCCTCGATCGCCACCGGGCGCTGGATGACGATCGTCATCGCGATCGATGGCAGTAATGTGGTCGCGAACCAACAGATCTGGATCGATAGTGTCTCGCAGACCCTTGGAGGATCGGCGGGATCGGGGACGGCGGGGTCAGACAGCGCCGAAACCTTCTACGTCGGTCGAGGCAACGCGAACTACGCCGGGGTCGGCAACGGCAGCTTCGATGGCACGATCGACTGGTTCTACATCTGGAAGCGCAAGCTCTCGCCGGCCGAGATCCTCCAGGTGACCGCTACGCCGTATAGCTTCATCCGGGATCCGCTCGCGATCTTCACCGGCGCCACCCCGGCGTCGACCGACATCGCCTTCGACGCGGCGACCGGCTCGAACAACGCCTCCAGCTACACCCACGTCACCAGCGGCGCCAACCGGATCCTGTTCGTGGCCAACCGCGCAGGGGCCGGTGCGCCGACCTACAACGGCGTGGCGCTGACGTTGATCCAAGCCCTGACGCTGACCGGCGCGACTGGCAGCGTCGTGACCCCGCTGCAGCTCTGGGGCCTCGTCAACCCCGCGCTCGGATCCAACACGGTCGTCAATGGCTCCTCCGATTCCTCCAGCTGCGCGCTCTCGATCAACAACGCCAAGCAGTCGCTCTCCTTCGATGCCACCGTCACCAACGAGTCCGCAGCTGGCGCCACGTCCCTGACCACCAGCGTCACCACGATCACCGATCGCAGCATGGTCATCTGTGCCGAGGCCGGCTACTTCTTCGGGGCGCAGCCACTCTCGGGCACCAACCTGACCTTCCGCGCGTTCGCCAACGCCCTGGGGATCCCGGGGATCTTCTCCAGCCCGGTGATCACGCCGGCCGGGGCCACCAACTTCCAGACCCAGCTCTCGGGCAACGCCGGTGATAAGATCGCGCACATTCTGGTCGCGGTGGCCCCGACTGGTGGCGCGGCGCCGATCATCCTGCTCGACGTCCCGGAAACCCGCCGGCCCCCGCGCGCCCGGCAGGTGCGGAGCTTCTAATGGCCCTGGACTGGCTCCCCGTCGACGCGCGCCCGGCTCGCCCGCATCGTCTGCCGCGCTGGGAGATCCTCAGCCCCTTCACGGCGAAGACCATCCCGGTGCCGGATGTCCTGGCGAGCCTGACCTTCTTCCCCTCGATGGCGCTGCCGCCGCGGCCGCACCACCTGCTCCTGACCAGCATCACCCTGCCGGTCTGGCCAGCGGCCGCGCCTCTGAGCTGGCTGCCCGTCGACCGCCGGCCGACCCATCTCCCGTTCATCCGGCGGTCGCTCCTGGTCGATCCGCCGTCCGGCGCCCTGATCGCCATCGCGCAGCAGCTCGCCTGGATCGGCACGTCCAGCCGGCCGACGCACCACAAACCGCCGACCCTCCCGCCGCTCCTGGTCGCGCCGCTCATCCTACCGGCGACGCCCGGAATGTGTGTCATGCTGAGCGACACCGCGGGGGCCACGCCGATCGTCGCTGAGGCGCGGGGGCAGATTCCGGTGCTTGATCAACCTCAGCTCGGGAGCCCGACCCTGCTCCAGAAGGATCTCTGCTGATGCTGGCCACCTTCCCGATCAACGAGAAAGCCTCGGGGCAGTTCACCGGGATCCTCACCCAGAACGACGGGATCACGCCGCTGCCCCTGTCGCTGCTCTCCACCCTGACCCTGACCCTCTATGCGATCAAGGCTGATGGCACGGTGGTGGCGATCAACGGGCGCGACCTCCAGAACGTCCTGAACACCAACAACGTCACGGTGGACGTCAACGGGAACCTGACCTGGACGGTGCAGGTCGGCGACACCACCCTGGTCGAGTCGATCCCCTTCGAGCGGCACATCGCGCGGTTTGAGTGGACCTGGCCTGGCGGTGTCGGCCGCGACGAGGCGACGCTGGTGGTCCAGCGCCTCACGGTGGTGCCGTAATGCTGCGCTTCATCGACTCCTTCGATCACTACCAGACCGGGCAGATCACCGCCAAGTGGACCTCGATCACCGCGGGGCAGCCACAGATTATCCCTGGGGTGGGCCGCTGTGGGACGCAGGCGCTGCAGCCGCCGATCAACAGCTTCCAGGATCTCCTGGTGGGGATCCCCTTCGGCTCCTCCAAGGTGACGATCGGGATGGCGGTGAACTATCAGGCGCAGCTGTTCTCGGGCGCCTACACCCTCTACACCATCGAGAACAGCAACGCCGAGCACCTCGCGGTCAAGCGCGCGCTCGACGGCTCGATCCGCATCGAGCGCAACGGCACCCTGCTCGGGACCACCGCGCCCAACGCCATCCAGATGTTCGAGTACTCCTACCTGGAGGTCCAGGTCTTGATCTCGGCCACGGTGGGGACCATCGAGGTGCGAATCAACGGCTCCGCCACCGCCGCCCTGCACGTCACCGGGCTCAATACCCAGGGCAACGGCACCGGCGACACCACCGTCACCGCGATCCGCATCGTCGGCCAGGCCAACTACATCGTCTACATCGACGACCTCTATGCGCTCGACGACACCGGCGCCGTCAACAACACCTTCCTGGGCGACACCCACGTCGAGTACCTCCACCCGGTGGCGGCCGGCGCCCATCAGGACTGGAGCGTGGTCGGACTGCCGACCCACTGGCAGGCGGTCAGCGACGGCGCCTTCCCGGACGGGGATCTCTCCTACATCGCGACCACCACGGTCAACGCGATCGACACCGAGATCTACCAGCAGACCGGGCTTCCGGCGGGGACGATCTTCGGCGTCCAGATCGGGCTCTATGCGCGCAAGACCGATAGTGGCCTCCGCTCCTGCGCGCCGGTGGTCCGGCAGGGCGGCAACGACTTCGTCGGCACCAGCCAGGCCCCCAGCGCCACCAGCTACCGCTACCTGCTACAGCTCTATGAGACGGATCCCTCGACCAGCGCCGCCTGGACGATCGCCGACGTCAACGCCGCGGAGTACGGCGTGAAACTCACCGGCTAAGCCGCCGGCCATGTCTGACCTGATCTACCAGGCCCTCACCGCGCCGGTCCTGCCCCAGGCGGGGTCGCCCGACAACGGCTTTGCGGCGCTGCTCGATGCCTCGCCGGTGCTGCCGGCGCGACGGATCCTCCTCAACCGCAGCGTGATCGTCGGGCCGGTCATGGTCTTCCCGTCGCTGCTTCCGCTGCGCGACAGCCAGAACCCGATCGAGGTCGCGCGCCAGTACAGCAGCGCGGTGTTGGTCGCCCGCGATAGTCAGCTCCCCGTAGAAGCCGCCTGGGCCTACAGCAGCGGCGTGCTGGTCGCCCGCGTCAGCCAGCTGGTGGTGGAAGTCGCCTATCCCTACACCGGCTGCTACCTGCCGCCGCCGCGCCCCGGGCCGCAGCCGCCGGCCTGCGTGGTCGATCTGGAGCCCGGCCCGGACACCGCACCCTGCGCCGCACCCGCGCCGATTTTCCCGTAGACTACCGCCATGGTGTACACCGCGGTCACCCTCGCGACGCTCAAAATCGGGATGACCGAGCGCTGGGACGGGACGGCGTTCTGGACCGATGAAGAGGCGCGGCTGGCGATCAACGAGATGCTGCGCGACTGGAACCTCCTGGTCGGCCGCTGGCACCAGCGCCTCACCCTCTCGTCCGGCGCGGGGACCGTGGAGTACGCGCTGGGCGCCACGCTGATCTATGGCGCGCGGGTGAAGGTGGGCACGGTCCCGCTCACGGCGACCTCGATCCTCGAACTCGATCTGATGCGCCCGACCTGGCGGAGTGAAACCACCACCAGCGGGGGCGACGTCCCGACGACCCCCATCCTTTGGGCGCCGATCTCGCTCCAGCGCATCGCCCTCTGGCCGGCGACCGCCGCCGGTGGGGTGAACGATCTCCTGATCGATGGCGTCGCCGCCACCCCGGTGCTGCTCCAAGATGGCGACACCGTCGACGTCGGCGAGGAGCTATTGGATCCGATGCTCGACTACGCCCTGCACGTCGCCGCCTTCAAACAGGGCGGCCCGCAGTGGCGCGCGACCCTGCCCTACTTCATGGAGTTCCTGAAGCTGGCGGCACAGGAAAACAGTCTGCTCAAGACCAATCGGGCCTTCCGCCGGTACGCGGGGCTCGATCAGCGCCGCAGTCTCCAACCCTCCAAGGGCGTGCCCACTAGCATCGACAACCTCAGTCAGGAGGTCGAGAAGCTGTGACCGACCAGGAGCTGCTCACCGAGATCCAGTACGCGATGCTCGAACCCCCCGATGGCGGCGCCAGCTGGCCGAGCGAGGTGTGGACCCGCGACGAGGTGGTCGGGAACGTCAACACGAATCTGTGGGGCTGGCTCCGTGAGACGCAGGGGATCATCACGCGCGTGGAGCTGCCGCAACTGGCGACGGGCCTGGGCGTGGTCGCCCTGCCCGCCGACTGGATCGCGACCGCCGAGATCGTCTGGCGCACCGGCGCGGGCGTCCGCACCCCGGTGGGGCCGGTCGACCGCTTCGAGGGGGATCTGGCGTTGCCGTCCTGGGAAACCACGCCCGGCACCCCGATCGGCTATGACGAGTTCGAGGCGGACACGCTCACCCTCCAGCTCATCCCGATTCCCGATGTCGATGGGATCCTGGAACTGCTCTACGTCGCGCGCCCAGCCGCCGTGCTCGGTGAAGGGATCACCTTGCCGGTCCCCGACGAGTTCTGCT